ACAGTTTACCAAGGGCGGCAGCGAGTTGACGCCCGATCATCAACGCCTCCGGCCGGGGATCGCTCTCCGGCGCGATGGTGTTGCCCGTTGAGACTGAGACAACCAGATCGCGCGGCAGGTCGAGCTTGCGCTTCTTCAGCACCTTCTCCACCTTGGCCGGCGACAACAGAGCCGTCTCGGTCAATTCTTCATTCGTGAAACCCAGAGCCGCCAGCTCGTCCAGAGCCCGCTCCTCACTCAGCCACTTGCGCGTACCGCGCTTGGGGACCAGCTTGTAGCCGGGCAGACGCACGCCCTGCTCCATCATCGTCTGCGCCAGCGCCCGCACGTCCGCGACCCACGTCTCCAGCAGATCGGCGTTAGCAACGTAAGCTGCGATCTGGTCGGCGTCCAGAGCCTTGATGCGCGTCTGTAGCGCCCGCCCCACGGCGCCCGTCAGCAGCGGGCACACCGGCTTGGCGGCGCACCAGCGGCAGTGGTCGCCCGACGTCAGCGGCGCGTCGGGCAGCAGCGCCGTCTTGACGGCGACGAACAGCTCGCGTTCGAAATTCAGGATGCGCCCCGGCGTCGTCACCCACCGCTTGATGTGGTGCGGCGCGTGCGCCGGCTGCACGATAATCAGCTCGACCTCCTCGACGCCCTTGAACGCCCACCGCGTCGCGTCCGTCCGCATGGCTGCGGCGGCGTAAAACATCGCCTGCGCGTTCTCCTCCACATCGACCGCCACGCCCGAGCCAAACTTCCAGTCCAGCACGATGGCGCGGCGACCGATGCGGCCGATCAGATCGGCCGAGCCAAAGACGCCGGGCAACGCATCACCAAAACCCACGACGGCCTCGACCTGAAACTCCATCTCCCTGTGCGGGTCCACCTCATCCAGCGCCCGCAGCGCCGGGATCAGCTTCTCGGCGTGCAGCTCCTCCGTCAGCGTGATGCCTTGGTAGGACGCGCCGATGTGCGACGCCGGGGGCGAGCCATGCCCCAGCACGTCCGCGATGGCGTTGTGCAGCAGCGTGCCCTCGTCGGCGTACTTCGACGACGGCTTGGGCGGCATTTGCTGGACGAGGGTGACGGAGCCGGGGCAGGCGATGACGCGCTTGGCTGTCGAGCCGCCGACGATGTTAGAGTGCTGAGCCATTATCTTCCTCCCCCTAACTGCGTTCAAACTGTGTGGCGGATATACGCGCGCGGCGATAACGCGGGTCAGGATGCTTTGCTAGGTAGTGAAGCAAAACACCGACAATAAACTTTTCCGCATCCTCGGCAGTTAAAGCGTCACAAGTCAAATCTGGCAATCGAAAACGCAGGCGTACCGTAAAATCTGCACTGTCACTAAGCCGCCGTCTATACTGAGACTGCCAGTATTTGCGCGCTTGCGTCTGCGCGTCGTACGCGGCTATAGCCGCCGCGCGTTCTGCAAGCACCCACTCTACAAACTTGATGAACTTCTCTTTCGTACGAAGGTACGTGTGCTTCGGAAAGAAGTCCGGGCTGTTGAAATCTACGCCGCGCACATCGTCCAGTGTGTTCCAACCTTGGGCGCGAAACAGGTTTACCGCCCCTCTCGTGTCTAGTCCTAAAGCCTTTAACTGTGCGTCCGTCACCATTCGCCTGTCCCTTTCCTGATTTGCGAGAATGACCCTAGCGCAAAAGATTTTGGTATGCTAGAGATTTTTTTATGCGACACGTCCAACCCATATCAAAAATTGACGCCGCCCGTATTGTTGTGGAGCGCCACTATCTGCGCCGCCGCCCGCCGATGTCGTTCGCCTTTGGACTATTCCACGCTGACAACCTTTGCGGTGTTGCGACTTTTGGTGTGCCCGCCAGCCGCCACATGGTCATCGGCGCGTGCCCCACCGCCCCTCAAATAGTCCTAGAGCTTAACCGCCTGTGGGTCGATGACGCCGCCCCACGAAACACAGAGACGTGGTTTCTGTCTCGCTGCATGGCGCTCTTGCCGCCGCGCATCATTCTCAGTTACGCCGACACGGCAGAAGGCCACGCCGGATACGTCTACCGCGCCGCCAACTTTCACTATAGCGGCTGGACCGATATGGAGCGCAAAACGCCGCGTTTTGATTACGTGGCCCCAGGCAAACATTCGCGCGACGCTTTCCGAAACGGGTTTACCCACAAGGTTCGACGTAAGCCAAAAGTGAAATACTGGACGACAACGGGAACACGGCGGGATCGTAAACAGCTAGAGAAATTATGCGCTTGGCCTAAACTAAACTGGAAAACTAACCCGCCGCCGGTAAACGCCCATGCGTGAGAGCGAAATCGAACGATATTTCGTTTGGGCCGTGGAACGGATGGGCGGGCGCTCGTTCAAGTTCCACAGCCCGAACCAGCGCGGCGTCAGCGACCGAATCGCCTGCCTGCCGGACGGCTCGACGTGGTTTGTAGAGCTGAAGACCAAGGGTGGCCGCCTGTCCGACCTCCAGCGCCTGTTCGCGCGGGAGATGGAGCGGCTGAACCAGAACTACGCATGTCTGTGGACAACAGAGGGGATCGACGAGTGGATGCGTACTATAACGAAATCGACGCCTACGCAGCCCAATGGCTGCGCAACCTGATAGCCAAGGGGCTGATACCGGAGGGGGATGTAGATGAACGGTCTATTTGCGACGTGGCTCCAGAGGACTTGCGCGGGTACGCCCAGTGCCACTTCTTCGCCGGGATCGGCGGCTGGGCCTACGCCGCCCGCCTTGCTGGCTGGCCCGACGAACGGCCTCTGTGGACGGGCAGCGCCCCCTGCCAGCCCTTCTCCGTCGCCGGAAAAGGTAAAGCGCAGGAAGACGAGCGCCACCTCTGGCCCGTCTTCTTTGAGCTTATCCGCGCCTGTCGGCCCCCTGTCCTCATGGGAGAACAGGTTGCGGCAGCGGTTGGAAAGGATTGGCTCGACGGAGTGTGTGCTGACTTGGAAGGCGTCGGCTACGCCTGCGGGGCGGCCGTTGTTCCGGCTTGTGCCGTCGATGCGCCCCATCGAAGAGATCGCCTCTGGTTTGTGGCCGACGCCAACACTGCCGAACGGCGGGCGTTCGATAGCGCACGCGGACGAGTGGCGGGGCAATACCCCTTACCACAAGGGCAAGAAGATACAGGTCGATCTTTCGCAGGTAGCGAAGGCGATGTGGCCGACGCCAACGGCGAGAGATCACTTTCCGGCGCACACGCCGGAGTACATTGCTGCGAAGAAAGCGCAGGGCCACGGGATGTCGAATTTGAACGACACAGTGTCTTTGGCAATGTGGCCAACGCCGATGGCGCACGAAGCGCGGCTTGGCTACCAGCGCAGGATGGGGGATGCGAAGGGCTCGCAGAAATCTCTCACGACGGAAGCAACCGACGCGCTGGGGCTTGGGGAGAATGTGACTGGATTGCAGGAGCAGACGGAAAAGCCCGGCGCGTTAAACCCGGAGTTTGTTTGCTGGCTCATGGGGTTCCCGCCCGAGTGGGACGCCTGCGCGCCTACGGCAATGCCATCGTCCCGCAGGCGGCCGCAGAAGTGATCGGAGCGTTCCTTGACACTGAAACTTAGACCGTACCAGGACGACGCCGCCGACTTCATCTTCGCCCGCGACCGCGCGCTCGTCCTAGCGCCCGTGGGCGCGGGCAAGACGGCCATCACCATAACGGCGCTCGATGCGCTGTGGGAGGACGGACACCTGCACCGCGCGCTGGTGCTGGCCCCCAAGCGCGTCTGCACGGATGTCTGGTCACAGGAAATTGATAAGTGGGGCAAGTACCTCAGCGTCGCCGTAGCGGTGGGGTCACCCAAACAGCGGGCGGCAGCCTTCAGACCGCCAGCCGAGAACGGCGCGAACGTCGTCGTACTGAATTACGACGGCATACAGTGGCTGGCGGGTAAGCTGAAAGGCAAATCGTTAGCCGACATAGGTTTTAACGTAGTCGTCTTCGACGAGCTGACGCGGCTCAAGAACCCGGCGGGCAAACGCTTCAAGGCGCTGGAGGCGCTCATCAAGGACGTGCCGATTCGGTGGGGGCTGACGGGCTCGTTCACCTCCAACGGTTTGGAGGACGTGTTCGGCCAGTGCAAGATCGTGGACCAGAACCTGCTGGGCCGCGCCAAGGGCGCGTTCCTCCAGAAGTACTTCGTCTGCGTCAACCGCGACTTTGGCGAGTGGCAGCCGCGTCGCGGCGCGCTGGAGCAGGTCATGGCGGCCATCAAGCCCGCCACGTTCGTGCTGGAGCCGGGCGAGTACGCCGACAAGCTGCCGCCGTTGCACACGGTCGAGCTGCGCTGCGATCTGGTGGACCCCAAGCCCTACAACGACATGAAGCGCAAATTCGTGCTGGAGCTGGCCGGGGCCGAGATCGCGGCGCCCAGCGCCGCCGCCGTGTCGATGAAGCTCCAGCAACTGGCGACCGGGTTCATCTACGACAGCACCTCGACCGCGAGCGCCGCGCCGGGGCGGTTTCACGTGAAACAAGACACGCTCTGGGTGTCGTCCGAGAAGTTTGACCGGCTGGACGAGCTGCTGGAGGAGAACCAGCACGCCGACACCATTGTCATCTACAACTTCAATGCCGAGCTGGAGGAGTTGCAGCGCCGCTACCCGCACGCCCGGACGCTCGACGAGCCCGACGCCGTGTCGCGCTGGAACGCGGGCAAGACGCGTCTGCTGCTGTTGCACCCCAAGTCCGCCGGCCACGGGCTCAATCTCCAAGGTAACCCGAACGGTAACAAGATCGTGTTTCTGTCGCTGCCGTGGTCGCTGGAGCTGTACGAGCAGACGGTCGGGCGGCTGCATCGCGGCGGCCAGACACAGGACGTCTGGTGTTATGTCCTGATCTGTAATAAAACTATCGACGAACGGATGTGGCAGGCGCT